CTCATCTTTTGTAATTTTTTAACTTCTTTGTCGCCTTGCATTATATAATATAATATGTATTTTTTTACATGCGCATTCATAAAAAATATGTGAGGGTATACTATAAAACTATGCGACGCTCAAGAATCATCGCTCTCATTCTCATTCTCGTTGCTCTCACAGTTCTCTATAGAACGAGACAGTCAACGTCGGCACCAAACGGGAAACCGTGGACTGTGTACGGGACCATGGGATGTGGTTGGACTCGTAAGCAGTTGGATCACATGAAGAAGAATGGTAAATCATTCAAGTTTGTGGATTGCGATAAGGAGGGGTGTTCTGGTATGGACGCCTTCCCAACCCTCGTCAGCCCAAATGGTGAAAAGACTGTGGGTTACAGTGAAGTCTAAAGACCCCGAATAACATTCAAAGAGAGGGCAAGGATGAAGGCATCAAGCATGGTAGAAATTGGCTTGAGTACGGTAATGTGCTTCACGAGGGAGCGGTTCCAAGCGAATCGAATCACAAACGTGCTGATGAGAATGCTGAGTATAAAGACGAGAAACTCGACGAGCATATCAGACTTGGTTTGGGACTTGGCGACTTCTTTAATCATTTTACTTAGTATTGATATTTTTTTCTACATAGACTACAAATGAAAGAACTCCCTTTGAGTGGTTCTGAAAAGAAGTTCACCAACAAGCGCTGGGGTACTGCGACTGGTATTGGAAACAATAACTGTTATGCGTATGCTGTTGGGGACTATGAAGCCTACCGTTGGCAAAAGTCCATTCCGGGTGATCGTTCGGGACTTTCAAATCTCCCACACAACTACACACATTGTAAAGATCTCCCAAGACGTGTCATTTCAGATAACCCCACTAAAGTGTACAAAGTGGATGCAGGTACAAAGTGTAAAAAGGGATACTACAAGGTCATGATGTTTGTGTGTCCTGGACGACCCACAAACTATATCCGCCAAGGTGATTTCCATTTCTATCGTCAACATGGTGTCGTAGAATACAAGGTCAAACCCGGGGATACCCAAGTATCAGTCGCCAAGTTCTTTAAGATTCCAGAATCACGGGTGAAGCGGGCTGGTGCGTTTCAAGTTGGAAAACGTATCGTCTTCAGAGCTAATATATTCAGTCACAAGCGGGGTTGGGCTACTGGTCCACTTCTCACTGATGCAAAGGGGAAGGTCATCACAGACCCTCGCAAGGCTTCTCGAAATTATCCCGGTCTAAACTATGAACGCTACTGCAGTTCATTCTGTGTCAAAGATAAGGGGATCAAGGTCGGACAAACTCATCCCAAGATCGCTAAAAAGACTCTCTAAGTCTACTGTATTCTCAACATCGAAGGACATGTCAAATATATCCATAATGTTAAAAATGGCGTCATTTTCCAAGGACACAGCATTTGAAGATGCTGTGTAATTGTTCTGAACTGTGATCGTCACCTTAAACTGCGAAACGTCAAATATTTTTCTACATAGGGGGCAGGTATTCTTACCTTTACTCTTCCATTCCTCTAGACAGTGCGAATGGAACGTATGTCCACAACGGATCGGAGGATTGGTCCTCGTTGATCTCACGTTATTGAGACATATGGCACATGGCGACATTCTAGAGTATAGTTTTAAAGTTTTTTTCGTGATTTAGCTCAGTTAGTAGATATTAGACATATCCGTGTATCGATCGCATGGATCACACTTGGATCTAGATTGTTCCGCAAGTTTGCTGATGAGTTCTGGACCGGACTTTTGGAGGAGTTGTCTGTACGAGTAGTTGTCTTCAAATGTGATGCCATTTTGTTTCATCATATAATCGTTGAAAAGTTGAGATGAGGAGTTAATGGTGAAGCATCGACCATCAGCCATTCCAAGTCGTTGAGACATTTTGTTACTATAAAATCAGAAATTAATTTGCCGGTTGGTAATTGTTTGAAGCCAAGAATGAAATCCCTTTGCTCTGAGATTTTCAATCATTGGTTCGCACCTGTATCCCAAAAATATATCAAATACATCCGTTTCCGTTGTTCGAGATACACGGATTTGGTCATCGTCGTTGATATGTTGATTGATGATGTTATACGCAAAGGCAATTTCTTTGAGAGTCTCCGCACCCGTGATAATAATTTTACCCGTACTGAAAATACTCGTTGTAATTTCCTTCATGTCCTGAGCAGGTTTGAATTTAATCTTTACCGCTGAATATCGATCTGGTTCAAACGATACTTTGAAAATATCACTGTGATTTTCAAAATGATTTGCAACTCTCAATAAGTTGACATTGTAATTAAGACTGAAGTTTGAATTAATCATGACCACTCGGAAGGAATCGACTGGAACCTTCATCTCCATACCCAAAAATGTTTTGAAAATGTAGGTCAACTGGGTGATGATACGCTTACAGTCAAACAAGTCACAACACCCAGCCACTTGGATTGAACCATTTGGGAACACCTTCACAGACTTGGTACTGTAACTGTCGTGATACGTGAGGGTCACCTGGTTATAGAACGTGGTAGGCTTCAATTTCCACTCAAATCCCCCATCACTTTGTGTTCCACATCGCCTCAATTTAAAGGATTCCAATGTCTCAAATGCATGGCGAAGTTTCTTAATATCAATGTTTTGAACAAAGCTCGAGACCATTGTGATTGTCGTAATCTTTATCCAAGAAGGTCGTGTTTCCTCTGGGAGACCTCTCCTAAACTCATCAAGAGTGAGGAGATAGGAGAAGCTGTTGTTGGCGATGGCCGAATACATATGTGTAGCGGATCCTCAATTTTATTTGATTTTTAAACTGGAAGGGGTGACTTAGGTTATGGGATTATATACTTGATTTTTTTGGGATTTGGTGTATTTCCACCCCCACCGTTCTTGGTTTCCTTGAGAACCTCTACACCATTTTCTTTGATAATCCAACCTGGTGCGTATTTGGGTCTGAAATAGTCAATTTCAAACTCACCAACCTTTGTTGGGGTTGTGATGGTGAAAACTTTTGAGCCAACTTGAATTTGCCCTTCCTTCCACGCAGACCATGTCAAATCCTTCATAGTTGGGTTGGCTGGTTCTGGGTCATTGAGCCCATAATTACCACTTTGACACTGATATCCACCTGGTTTACTATTACATTTAGCGTGCTTTGGTTCCTCGTGAAGCACTATTTGTTCAGGGGTAACGCGTACACCATCCATGCGAATATCGGTTATGTGTGCATTAAAATCCTTTTTATGAGCACTTTCAACATTCTTAATAAATTCATACACATACTCACTTGGGGGAGCTGGTGGTGCCTCTGGGGCTGGAGCCTCTGGGGCTGGAGCCTCTGATTTCTTAGAACCCATCATAAAATATGCAGCAATCAATATCACAACTACGACCACAACACCAATTGCTATAGCCGTCGTATTCATTTTACCTTATACTGAGGTTTTTTGCTTAGAGAATTGAGTCCCTTCTAGACCAAACTAGATGACCTCGTTCCTCAAGTCGGCAAAGTCCGTCTATGATATTGATTCGGAACTCCAATACGTTGAAATTATGTATGAAAAGTATGTCCCAGGAAAGGGCTACGACACATACTGCGACTACATCAACACAGAACCTCTCGCGGATTGGATTCATTTGAAATCAAAGAAACAATCTATTCCATATGAGAAGTTTTTGGATACGATGGTCGAAAAGACATTGGAGGTAAGACAGAAAATGGCCGAATTAGCCCTTGAAAACATTCTAGCTGAAAACCTGGACATTCGCACAACTATACGAGTCGCACACGCGAGCAAAATATTAGATCCCACATTCCAGCCACCTCGAATTAATATTGAAAGTGCTTGGCAAAGGGAGTTTATTAAAAATTTTTGTCAAGAAACGTTGGAGGATATCATCCAAACCTGTCAAGACCAAGAACGCTTGGAGTACTTTTTTAACGTCTTGCGTAGTATAGAGACATAGTAATAAAAGTGAGAATCAATATGGCACCAAGTATCGAAAACATGGGATCCTTCACAACCCCAATCTTAACCTTATCAACAAACGTGAGATTGTATCTCGTAAATCCTGGATCGATATTTCTCTTTGGATAAAGAGGCCTTGATAAAGAACACACGGATGATGCTTCCTCGCATAGACCGTAATCACAATAGACGCTACGCTCTGGCTCGGGGATACCCTTCTCAGATCGAATACCTGTAAAATCCGCAAAATCGCCCGTCTGTCTCACGCCCCCTGGAAGGGAAAAATCGCGTGTGACAAATGGATTTACATCATTTATACTATCTTCGTCGGAGAGCATAAAATTACTCATATTGATATTACTTTAGATTATATTTTTTGGTCTTCATTTTAGTTCGGTGTTCGGTCCACATTTTGTCCAGATCAACATCGAGCATGTGTGCCAATTGGAATAGATAACTAAACACGTCACCCATTTCCATCATGACATCCGTGCCTCGTTCCTTCTTGAGGTTTGTTTTCTTGTACGTTTTCTTGTACTGCCGAATGGCGGATGCGAGTTCACCAAATTCTTCTGTCAACAGGAGCCATACTGTATCTACAGCTGCACGGTCCCAGCCCTTTGATTTACATACTTTTTCAGTCTCACTTTTATAATAATTTAGACTCATCTTATGTTATCATAAACTCAAAACTTTAATTGATACCAATCTTATTGTTGATGCCAATCTTTTTACCATAGGTACTTGTATTCACCGGCTGGTCCAGGAGAGTTCGTGTAGAATCGATATCCTGTACATATGAAATATATTGGGAAACACCCGTTTGAATTTGAGACGTCGCAGTCTCGATCACACGCGAGTTCATGAACTTTACTTGTTCATTTATGTTGGAATTGTGATCCCCAGAATTGTTGATGAAAACCACACGCATGATACCATACAAATCATCGGAGTTTTGGTAATCAATGGCGATACCAGTTTTATTCTTGAACGCCTGACGAATCCCACGCTGAAGAAGATTTTGGTTGAACTCAGAAAAGAACAGGGTATTCAAAGGTGTCTCACACTGTTTGAGGGAATCGAGGTGAAGATTGTCACACATTTAATATACCGTCCGAAAAAAAACTGTGTGTAAATACTAAATGTTAAACATTGCCGACTTCGACGAGGTCTACGACAGCAAGCCCCAAAATGTTGAGGAAATCCCATGCAAAGCTCCAGCCTGCTTCGTTGGGTCGTACGCCCCAATTACACCTGCTGGTAAAAGTGGTCCATTCCATGTGAACACATATCTTCTCCAGCCCGATCGCAAGTTTGAAACCTTTGGCACCGTGAAGGTTCGCAGTGGTGATCTTGAGAAGTGTCGCAAGTAAGTTAAAAATAAAACACATGATAGAACTAAATGAGGGTCACTAAACGCTCAGGTCGTATTGAGGATATGAAGTTTGATAATGTCACCAATAGGATCAAGAATTTAACGTACGGTCTCTCCGAGAACTGCGACTCTTCCAAAGTTGCACAGCAAGTGTTCTCGTCTATGTACGATGGTATCAGCACACACGAAATTGATACACTCTCCGCCGAAATCTGTGTGGGTATGATTACCTCAGACCCAGATTATGAAATCCTTGCAACCCGTATCGTCGCGAGTAACATCCAGAAGGTGTGTCCCAACACCTTCCACCTCGCGATGAAGAAATTGGCGAAAGCTGGCATTGTTACAGACGAGGTCGCTGATATTGCTGGTCAGGTCAAGGATGAGATTAAGGTCGAACGTGACTTTGACTTTGGTTATTTTGGACTCAAGACCCTCGAAAAATCATATCTTCAACGCCATGAGGGTAAATTGATGGAAACACCCCAATATATGTTTATGCGGGTTGCCATTGGTATCCACGGGGCAGATATTAAATCCGTGTTGGAGACCTACGATAAGATGTCCCAAGGTCTCTTCATTCACGCAACACCAACCCTATTTAATGCAGGTACTCCGAGACCACAAATGTCCAGTTGCTTTCTCATTGCAAATAAGGGTGACTCAATTGATGGCATCTACGGTAGTCTGACGGAGTGTGCACAAATCTCAAAATGGGCTGGGGGTATCGGTATGCACATCCACGATGTGAGAGCCAATAAGTCTCGTATTCGGGGTACAAATGGACAATCTGATGGTATTATCCCAATGCTTCGCGTATTTAATGCCACGGCCCGCTATGTAAATCAAGCTGGTCGTCGTAAAGGCTCTATCGCAGTCTACTTGGAACCATGGCACGCGGACATTATGGACTTTTTGGAGATACGTCTCAACCAAGGTGACGATGAAGCGCGATGTCGCGATCTCTTCTCCGCATTGTGGATCCCCGATCTCTTCATGAAACGCGTCGAGGAGGGTGGCAATTGGTCACTCTTTTGCCCAGACACAGCAAAGGGTCTCTCCAATGTGTACGGTGAGGAGTTTGAAGCCCTCTACACAAAGTATGAGGAAGAGGGTCTCGCAACCGCAACTGTACCAGCGGGTGAGGTGTGGAAGGCAATTCTCAAGAGTCAAACGGAGACTGGGACACCGTATATGCTCTACAAGGATGCGTGCAACGCAAAGTCCAATCAAAAGAACTTGGGTGTGATTAAGAGTTCCAATTTGTGTACCGAAATTATTGAGTACACAGACAAGGATGAGACCTCTGTGTGTAATTTGGCGTCTATCGCGCTCCCCAAATATGTGAATCAGGAGACCAAGACATTTGATTACGCGAAACTCCATGAGATTACCAAGGTTGTGACGAAGAACCTCAACCGAGTGATTGACCGTAACTTTTACCCCGTGGAGACTGCTCGAAAGTCCAATATGCGACACAGACCCATTGGTCTCGGTGTCCAAGGACTCGCGGATGTATTCATTCTCTGTGGTCTCCCATTCGACTGTGAAGAGTCTCGATTGATGAATGCACACATCTTTGAGACGATGTATCACGCGGCACTCGAGGCCAGTTCCGAATTGGCGGAAGTCGAGGGGTCCTATGAGACCTTCGAGGGTTCCCCAGCGTCCCAAGGCATTCTCCAACACGATATGTGGGAGGGTGAGACCAAGTGTAGTGGACGTTACGATTGGGATGCTATGCGTACGCGCATACAAACGAAGGGTCTCCGTAACAGTCTCCTCATGGCACCCATGCCCACGGCGTCCACGGCGCAAATCTTGGGGAACAATGAGTGCTTCGAACCTTATACAACAAATATCTACTTGCGACGGACACTCGCGGGTGAGTTTGTTGTCGTCAACAGACATCTCGTCGATGACCTCAAACGGGTTGGTCTCTGGTCAAAGGAAATGAAGGACCTTATGGTCAAGGCTGGTGGGTCTATCCAAAATATTGTAGATATTCCCGAGGATATTAAGAAGCTCTACAAGACTGTGTGGGAGATTAGCCAAAAGGCTATCATTGATATGGCGGCGGACCGGGGGCGCTTCATTGACCAATCCCAATCTATGAATCTTTTTATGGAAAGTCCAACACTCTCCAAGCTCTCCTCGATGCACATGTACGCGTGGAAGTCTGGTCTCAAAACAGGGATGTACTATTTGAGAAGTAAAGCCAAGGCTCGACCAATCCAATTCAGTCTTGAACCCGAGTGTGTGATGTGCTCAGCTTAAAGTTTTGGTATGTTAACTAAGTAACAAAATGTCCAAGATCCAAGACGCTATTGAAAATCTGGAAATTGCCGAGTTTAACAACAGAAAGATTGTCCTTTCTACCAAAGAGGGTACACCGATGCGAATTCAATTCCCTAGGTTGTATATGCCCTTTGGCGTCTCGGGATTTACCCCTGAAGTCGGAGCAACTAAATATAATATCGATTTTGCGATGAAGGGGTATGATGAAGACGGCTCTTATATTAACAAGTTCTACACAGGACTTCGTGACATTGAAAGTAAAATCATAGACTCTGTTGTTCGACAAAGTGAAGCTATCTTTGGCAAGTCTATGACGAGGGATGAAATTGCACCAATGTTTAATTCAAATATCAAAGAGGCTCTCGACAGAGAACCAAAGTTTAGAGTAAAAGTCGATACAGACCACAACAGTATGATTAAGGCTGCAGTCTTTGACGCAAATAAAATCGCGATTAAAACGGAAGTGTCAAATGGACTCTATGCAAGAAATAGTGGACACGCTATCGTTGAACTCAACAGTGTCTATTTCTTGAACAGAAAGTTTGGGTGTACGTGGAAACTTAATCAATTGGTCGTCTATGAACCACAAAATCTCAAGGGGTTCCAGTTTCAAATCTAATATAGGGGTCGGTACGCGTTTGTACCTGGTCTGTTGTAGTACGCTGGTACTGGGTTGTAGTTACGTCGTCCACCGCGGGTATTTGTATAGAATGCATTACCCGCAGTTTGGTAGATACGATTCTTTTTCTCATCAACATAGTTGGTTGCTGCGGCTCTGGCTTGATTTCGGTAATCATACACCAAACCCCGAGCGTTTCTCTTAAGGTCTCTGGCCATACCATACGCTTCCCTCTTAACATCGCGCACTGCTGACCTAGCCATACCCTTGGCCATACTCTTGGCCATCATACCAGCGAGAGCTGCCATTTATATCTACTTATTATTACGATTTTTATTGAGAAGGAGAAGATGGTATATGATCTGCGCCTCTCTAAGAAGTTTACCTTGAACTTTGGTAAAGCTCTTAGGGTCCAAACCTAACTTGATTTTAGCCAGTCGTACAGACTCATTCCATTTTGCAAGGGTCATGCTTATAGTATTACATCATTTTTTTAATCTTCTTCTTGTAGTCCTTCGTACCCTCCTTGGGTTGGAGCGCGAACTTACCCTTCTTTGGCTTGAACACCTTCGTCAAGTGCTTCTTGCCTTCCGACTTCATACGCTCAAGAGCAGCCTTGTGTGCCGCCACTGACTTGATTTGACCATCTTTGGAATCCAACATGAGATCCTTGGCGCGGAGGCCTCCTGTGGTCTTCTCCGCAGTCCCATGGAAAACTTCAGCGCGACTTCCGAATAACTTTGACATCTTTTTATATATTAGGCTCGGAATATTTTCTTGATGTCCAAGATTGAAATCTTGTCGTTGGTTCTCTTGACTGGGATTTGGTTTTCAATTCTCTCGTCATTGAGAACCTTGGAGCACACAATAGATTTGTGACCCTGGAGGGCAAGGATCTCCTCCTCCACGGAGATAAATGTATCTGACTCCCTGTAGATGAGCTTTTTCACATACACTGCTTTAGTTTGTCCCGTTCGGTGCGCTCTACCAATAGCTTGGAGTTCTGTCGCGGGGTTCCATGAAGGACCGGTAATATAAACGCGTGTTGCCTCTTGGAGGTTGAGTCCCTGACCTCCACTTTTCACTTGAATAATAAATACCGCACCTGGTGGTGCCTTTTTAAACGCGTTGACTTGATTGTCTCTCTCCTCCTTGGGGACTGAACCATCAATCCTAAAAGTTGGACACTCCATGTTCTGTTGAATGTAGTCCATTTCACCCCTGAATTGACAGAAGACGAGGGTCTTTTCGTCCGGGTGAGACTTAATCATACGAAAGAGGGTCTCCATCTTGTTTGATCTCCCAATCCACTGCTCGGGTTGCGTCTGATTCTGTTTCGCGATCCCATCCAAGTACATTTGTGGCCAGATCATCACCTGTCGCGTTCGAAGGAGACACTCCAAAATCAACATATTCTTTGCATTGTTACTCACCGCATGCTTGAATGCGTCTTTAATTGTATCTTGGGCATCTTGGAATACAAACTCATACAATCGTCTCTCGTCGGGAAACATCTCAAGTTCCACATTCTCAAAGTGGCACGGTGGAAGTTCCAATCGTGTATTGATCTTTGCCAAGTCATCCTTGGTTCGTCGAAGGATATAGATATCTTTAATTTTGTTAGTCATGCCTTGAACGAGAGACTTTTCAATACCAAGGAATGCACAGAGAGATACAAAGTCGTTCATAGAGTTGAACACAGGTGTACCAGTAACAATCCATTTGATATCAGTTTTGAGACGACATACACTCTTGAAGAGTCTTGACGACTTGTTCCGAATTTCGTGAGCTTCATCCAAAATGATGCGATTCCAAGTATGTGTATGGATTGGTGTATCTTCGGGAGTTGAGAGGAGCGAGTAGGGCATTATAACGATGTCCGCCTCTTTGAGGTGTCTCTTTGGTCCATCAAAGATGTGGACGGAAAGTTGTGGAGCAAACTTCTTGATTTCATTCACCCATTGAGTGATAATAGATTTGGGTACGACGATGAGAGTACGTCTTTGGGGGTTACCAAGCATTGTGGAAACCATTTGTACAGTCTTACCCAGACCCATTTCGTCACATAGGAACCCACCCTTGGGACCAGATGTCTGATTTTCCATAGTAAGCATCCACAAAACACCCTCTCGCTGATAGGGTGCAAAGAGGCGTCCATTAAGACGATCCTTGGCGTGGTTATATTGTTCTTCAATCTTCATGGTAGGGATCTTCGTCAGAAAGGGCTGTAATTTCACACTTAGGTGGTTCAACTTCCTTTTTCTTGCGCGTCTTCTTCTCCTTGGGTTTAGGCAACTCGTCTAAGTGTTCTCTATAGTATAGAACCTTATCCCAAAACTCCTTCATGACTGGAAGATATGTATTCCACCATTCGCGATCCCGTTTGACATTAACAACCACAAACTCCTCTGGACGAGGCCAATTTGTCTCCGCAGGCTTGTATTGAATAAAATCTGCTTCTTCCAGATCCAAAATCTCCATACACAATTGCAATTGGGGCATGTAATGCTCTGGAACGCATGCTTCAATTTTACGAGACATCGGACACTTGATTTCTACAAGTTTCCCCGATTCAGAGACACCATCGGGTGATCCACCGAGCCAGTTATAAAGTGGGTGGGGACAGAGTCCAATTTCATGGACGACTTCGCCATGTCTCTCTTCATAGAGAATACGAGCCTCATCTTCGTATTTCTCACCGTGTCTCGTGGCTTCATTACCAAAGAACTTCTCACCGAGACCACATTTTTTAAGGAGGAGGCCTTCGGGAGTTTCATATTTATTCTTCCCGATTGCTGTAGCGGCATCTGAAGCTGTAAGCATGTTGCCACGAAGAGCAAGCCATTCTTCAGACTTTTGAGCCGCATATTCCCGTTCAATCAGAGCTTTGACGTTGGGATGCATATTAATGTATTATTGTTGGTAGTTTTTAAGTTGTTCAAAGAACGCTCGAGCTGCTAACTGTTCAGCTTGCTTCTTACTCTTTGCATGTCCTCTACCCATAAACTGCTCATTCACGTAGACATCCACGTAAAAAATGCCATCGTGGTGACTCACAATGCGGTAATCTGGGAGTGGGAGATTCATAATTTGTGTATAACGCATCATATGATCTTTAAAGTTATCATCAATCATAATGGCATTTAAATTGACATATTTGGGATTCGTATAGATTCTAAGAACGAATTCTTTCGCATGGAGCAGACCCAAGTCCATGTAGATGGCACCGACGAGAGCTTCAAAAACATCCTCGAGGATCTTTGGATTGTTATTCCACCCATTCCTCATACCCTTCTCATCCATGAGAACTAGATCGTTGAGACCCATCTTGAGAGCAATCGCAGCCAAGGTTTCGGAACGAACGAGTTTTGTACGAGCTTTTGTGAGAAATCCCTCTTGTCTCTCTTCATATCTATCAAAGAGGAACTTGGTAATGATAAAACCTAATACAGAGTCACCCATAAACTCGAGGGTTTCGAAGGATTCGGTGAATTGTTCATATTCTTTGAGGGCGGATTTGTGAGTAAAAGCTTTTTGATACAAAGATAGATTCTTGATCTTTGTACCAACAAGTTGTTCGATTTGTTCTTTGTCGACAAACATTGTTAGTGAGTTATTCAACAGTAGCGGTATTTGTTTAAGCCTTCTTAACATAGTGTGGGGACAAGTACTTTTGGAGGTTAAGGTACGTGACCTGCACATCAGCTGGGGGTTGCAACAATTCCTTGAGCGTATCATCCAAGATGAGTTGGCGACCGTTTTCTGGGTGCTTGAGTCCCTTTTCAGTGATGTATTTATTAATAGACTTGGTTACTTCGGATCGGGAGATGAGTTCACCTTCTTGGATGCCCAAGAACGCACGAAGCTTTGGGGAAACTTCTTGCTTGCGGTTGAAGCCATTGTTTTCAGCCCGAGCCTTCGCTTTCTCACCAGTTGGGTCCTCTTGGGTGTTCTTAATCTTACGAATAATCTTGGTAAGGGACTTAACATCGGCGCGGAGGGCAGCAATTTCAGCTTGGATCGTTTCAAGAGACATGTCTATATTATACCTTCTACTGTCATCAAATCTTTAAGTCCTGTACACGAGGAATAAGACACTGAGTGCTACCAGTATGAATAGGTGGTAATTTATCTCCTTTTCTTTTTTAAAACGGGTTATAATTTTAAAAGGTTCCCTGGGGGAAATGTTGGGTGTTTCACCAGGGCATCCACCTGCGCAACACGCTGGGGTACACGCTTCAATATATGCACCCCGTTGAACACCACAGAATTGATTCTTTTTAGGGGATGAAACATCAGAGTATGCATAGCACCTACATTCGTCGATGACGTCGCACTTCATTTATTATATCAAGATATAATAATGGACACGGAAATATATTCAGAGGCGGTCATCAAGCGGTTCATGAAAAAGAATTTGTTCTTCAATGACCCAGTTCTTGAAAAATATTACGAAGATGGTAACCTTTCGGCTTTCAGGAAACGAGTACACCGCATGCACAAAAGGGAAAGTTTTGAAAAGATGGTATACGCGTATGTGACTGATACAATCCGTGACGTTATTCTCAAGACAATCGGTGATCTCTCCGAGTTTACCAAACCTATGGGTGACATCATTATCTCAGGTGGTGAAGCGTTCAACATGTATCTCGACAGAGCTGATCGACTCATCTCAAGTGATATAGATACAAAGTTCATTCCACGATTCAAATACGATGACAAGTATTTTGGTAAACTCCAAGCGATAAAGTTGTTGGTGTGGAACAAGTTGGGTGAGACTGCCAAACATATTAACACAAAGGTCAAACAGCGACTCTCTCGACCAAATAAACTTACCAGATTTATGGGTTTGGGGTTCTCTGAGACTGGCCCATATGTGACTAGACGCTACACACTCATCAAAAAGAAGAAGTCTAGTAGTGGTCGCGAACCCACGCGTGGTGATATTTTTATTGACGTTGAATTATTTGCGCTCGATCTTAACGTAAGGTACTTTTCAATACAAAAGGGTACAATAAATCAGGAAATAGTTGGGGGTATCTTGGACATGCCTTTTATGCGCCCAGGTGAGTTTGGATATGAAGTCGTCCAGTCCAAGAAGCAAGGTATCACATACAAAAATAAAGATACAAATGTGATGGTTCACGATAAGCGTGTCTATGTCGCGGGGAAGCGCTTCCTTTTGGATGACGTTTTTCTCATGCAGAAACTCGGTCTTCGCCCCGAGAAAAAAGAGAAAGATCGCCAACGTATGTACAAACTGTCTAAAATGATTTTGAAGACTTCTAAAATTAGTCCAACTGATAGTATAAATACAATATACAACCTGACGTATAATAAGATCAAGAGTCATCGGGTATTGCCCCGTCGCGAGGGAAGTGTAAAAATGTCACTTGCCATGAAGGTCAACCCACAAAGTTATAATGAATACACAACCAAACCCAAAGCTGAACGATTGGCAAAGCAAATCGTCTATGGTGTCAAGGCATCCCTCCCAAGTATACATATTCCAGGGTATTCGAAAACGCATGGTGGACAGCGATTTGATGTGAATAAACAGGAATGGATTCGCAATACCTCGAAGTCATATGTTCGAAATGAATACAATTTTAGACCAAATGTAGGTGGGAATATACCAAACGACATCAACACGGCTCGTATATTATATGGTTATAAGCCTATTCGCGATTCATGGGTGCCAAAGGCAATCATACGGAAAGCATCACAGATACCGTTTGTTGGTTTAAAGAATTGAGACGAGACCTGTATATAACATGTTGTACAACACCCCAGCTAAAGGTGACGATGGTCTTTACATTGTAAAAGCACTCAATGACGAAAAGCGAAAATGCTTTGTGCAATTGAACCAAGTAAAGGTTGCCGATGTATCAGGCGACATCAGCTTCGAACTTACATCCGACCGAAATCGCGAGAAGATTCAACACATTGATACTCTCAATCTTGAGGCTGCTCGTGAAAATTCGGCGACGTGGTTTGGCAAGGAATTGTCTGAAGAGGTCATCCAAAACGCGTATACTCCAAGTATCGTAAATGATCAGATTACAGGCGACCGAATTCCAGTAACCAAGGTGTTTAATGCCGACCAGGAAATGATTGACTTTGAGATGATCAAGCAAAACAAGAAGTGTAATATCATTCTTGAATTTGCCGGACTCTGGTTTGCCAAGAAGGCCTTTGGTCCTGCTTGGAATATTGTCCAGGTCAGAGTGTTCGATGACCCGGTCATTGACACTTACCCAGAAGACTATGCCTTCGCCGATGACGATGAGGAATAAAAAAATTGTTGATCATATATAAAAGATGATGAAGGGTCGTACTCAAAACCTCATGATGGTTGCCGCGGTTGGCTTTTTGGTCTATTTGCTTTTCACTATGAACAACAAGTCAGGCTACACAATTGATGAATATGAATATGCGCCATATGAATTGGCTGCGGGCCCAGCCGCTCAGGTCGGTGCGAGCACCGGCGCTTGTGGTGGTATGAATGGGGGTGTTGGCTTGGCCTCCTCTCTTCTCCCACGTGAAGTTGCGTCTCAGGAGGATTTCGGTGAGTTTGCACCAGAAGATATCCTCGCGGGTCAAAACTTCCTTGAACCACGCAAGCAAATTGGTTTCCCAGAAACCATTGGTGGTGCCTTGCGTAACGCGAACCAACAAATCCGCGCGGATCCACCAAACCCAAAGGGTGGTTTTGTCTGGAATAACTCCACGATTGTGCAGGATACCATGCAACGCGATTTGTGCTAATTCGCTTAAAGATTAGATAGTAGTGTTATATATATACAATGTCAGTACCTAATGAACTCTCTGCGAGCGTTGCCAAGCTTGTAGAGCTCTCAAAGCAACTTTCTGAAGCAAAATCTGATATCAAGATTCTCAATCAAGAGGAAAAGAGACTCAAGGAGTCTGTGAAGAAGCATATGATTGACCAGGGCATTGATACCATTAACCTCAGGAAAGGTAAGATTAGTATTCGTAAGTCTGTGCGAAAGGGTAGCATGAATAAGGATGCTATCCGCGAGGGACTTCTCAAGTTTTTCGGTGGTGATGAGGCCAAGGTTGAGGGCGCCCTAAACGCGATCCAGGATAACCTTAAAGTAAAGGAATCAACTTCGATTTCGTTAACTGGGATAAAAGAGAAAGTCCAAGAAGAAGATAAGTAATACCAATGGTTTGGAGTCAGTACGTATACGAAGCGACTGCGGGATACGATGTTATCCCAAGTGACGAGGAGGAGGTTGATGATGAACTTCATCTCAGTATTGAGGATTGGCAAATCAAGTACTCAGGTGAACTATGGGCGCTGTGGGATTTAATTCAAGGTCTTCTCAGAGATGCATACTTGGAACACTCACTTTTGACCGAATGTGATTTTTCAGATTTTGCGGAGTTCTGTTATAACGAACAGTATGATGACTGCGATTACGTGTGGATTCCGTATGAACACCACCTCTCTTATATCTGGCGTCACGTCCAAGATTACATAGATGATGTAGGTATGTCAACCGAAATTATGGTTGGCGCAACATTCGACCATTGGGTTAGATTCGTAGCAGATCACACTGGTGAAAAATATGTAACAGTATATTAACAATGCTCCCCGATATTACCGCCCAAAAAGTTGCTATTCCAGCGTCCCTTTTTTTCGCACTCAGCCCGGGTGTTCTCTTGACCACCGACGGGCGCAAACTCAAGTTCCTCAATGGGCAGACCTCTCAAATGGCCACTATGTTTCACGCGCTTGTGTTCTTCCTCGTGTACAGTCTTATCGCCAAGGCGATGGGTCTCGTACTCACGAAGACCGATTTGATTGTGACGACCGGACTCTTCTTGGCGCTCAGTCCAGGTCTCCTCTTGACAATCCCCCCAGGTTCTGGCGGGGTTCTCCGATCCGGTCAAACCAGTGTGCAAGCTGCGTTGACACACGCGATTGTGTTCGCGGTTGTGTTCGCGCTTTTGCGACGTCAATTTCCTCAATTCTATTAAGTAGGAGAATGAAGTACCTTATTTTAGGTCCAGCATCCATGGGTATATATTCTATGATCGGGACTCTAAAAGCACTTGAATCCCAACTTGTTGATGTCGAGGAAATATCTGGGTCATCCGCGGGTTCAATCCTAGCTCTTATGTTAGCACTGGGGATGTCTATTGATGAAATATTAAATATCTCATTGTCGTTGAATATCCCCGAGTTTGTTAAATTACGCATAGGCTCCTTCTTTAACAAATTTGGTTTTGTAGATTTGGAACCCATTCGGGATAAACTCGTTGAAGTGTGTGGGTGTGACCCAACATTTGAAGAACTGGATATGAAAATATATATTTCCGCGTATTGTTTAAATTCTTCAACAACTGAATATTTCTCAAAAGATACACACCCCAAAATGAAAGTAATCGATGCGGTGTGTATGAGTATAGCTATACCTCTTATATTTTCATGTGGTAAATATGACGGCAAGACATACGTCGACGGTGGAACACAGGAACAATACCCAATGACACCATTCCTAGCTAAAAAACCATACCAAGTCACGTGTATTAAGTTGAAAATGGATCGAGTATATCAAGAAAATATAAATAACCCAAAACAATTTGTGGAGTCTCTTATACGTTCCACACTCGAAAATAGAGTACAGTATGAAACAAAAATAAATGTAATAGACGTTGATGTGGGCGCCACAAATATATTTGATTTTAGTATCGATTATGAAAATAAGCTTAAATTGTATAACATTGGATTTTTAACTATATAAAGACGTACTAAGTTAATTATATATGGAATGTCCAAACTTCGCTGTCTGTCACAAAAAGAAGGACCCGAGACTAAAAGTGTGTAGTTCTTGTTTTTGGAGATTCAAAAATGAAATCTTAGAGTTTGAAGAGTGTGAGTGTGTCGCATGTCATGAGATACGAGATTGTGTAAAGTTTAGGAAATGTATACACTTTGTATGCCTCACGTGTTTTGAGCGACGTATACAATGTACGATGTGTACTTAAAGATGCTGGTACATCTCTGAATAATGGATGAGTACACACAATTTGTACTCAATGAAGCCAAATATCATATGGATATTGCGCGAGAACTTTTAACCGAGGGTATCAAAGATCCTGAGAAGCACTACAGAGAAACAAAGAAGTTTCACGCCACATTGGCAAAGTTATTTCCATTTATGGTTCTATTACAATCTTACGAACCTCCACTTCCCGATGAGGAAACGGAGGATAATTTATCAGATACGCAGTCTTCAGTGACATCAGACGAAGATAGTTATGCGCCTGCAACTCCGCCGCATCATTGAGTGTCTTAATTGTTTTGAACTCGAGAACAGTTTCATTATTTACGATAATGTCCGCTCTCAAGTTACCAATGACGTGTCCCTCAAATGGAATGGGGACAATACGCTCAGATTCATACGGGATACCTTCACGTCTTAGAAGGACTTCCATCGCGTTATGGTATACTCTCTCGCTGTACCCAGCTCCCAGTTGAGAATATATCTGCTCAGCTAATGCTCGTACGTCAATCATAGTCAAACTACGATGCTTTCTTTTAATCTAATGATGCACACAACTTTTCAGAGACAAATGTAATTACAGGGACAGAAACTGCATTACCCGCTAATTTGTACAGAGCTGAATCAGAAAGATTTGGTAGCTTGTAATCCGTTGGAAATCCTTGTAGATTAAAACATTCACGAGGTGTGAGTTTTCGTATACCCACATTATCCTTTATGATGGGGACGTTATGCCCACCGCTACCCATGTTTGCGGTAAGGGTTGGACAACAGTTACTTTTATTTTCACGAACATAGTATCGTCTATATTGATAGATGACATTGTCACTTATATTTTTGTGTACGTTAGACTGAATCATATCAAACACTTTGTACTTGTCGGAATAATAATATTTATCTGGGATATCAGATTCAATGAAGTCTGATATATTACCCTTTTGAATGGTAGGTACATCGAAATTAAATCGATCATAAGATTCCTTGTCTCTAAAACCAACCATGTATATACGCTCTCTGTGTTGAGGAACGCATGAAACTTTTGAAGTATCCAGAATCGCATACTTGATGAAATAACCACACTCTTGGAGAGCATCTTGAATTATCTTAAATGTATTACCCTTGTCGTGAGATGTTAAGTTTTTTACGTTTTCTAGAATTATATTTTGGGGTTTGTGATATTTCAAAATCTCAATTATTTTCCAAAAAACATTTGATCTCGAGTCTTCAAAACCCTTTTGATCCCCCGCAATACTGAATGGCTGACATGGAAACCCACCGCATAATAAATCGTGTTCTGGTATCTCAGTCACAGGTATATCATTCAGATCACCCAATCTAAATGGACTTTCATGATTCATTGTATATATACCCTTTGATGACGTGTCGAAATCATTCGCAAATACACATTCATATTTACCAGTGTTTTCAAGTGCGCGCGTAAATGCACCAGTTCCAGCAAACAAATCAATAAAGCGTCGTTTCATTTAATACAAATGCTACCTACTTTTTAAGCAAGTCTCGTATGTCACCTGACCACAAGAGCTTACAATTCTCCCCTAGTTGAGTCCGGAGTTCACCGAATGACAATCGTGGGCGACGCCCCTCTTCACACTGATGCGCAAACGTCTGTGATTTATTGAGTTGAAGCACGCTCCACTCAGAAGAGTCATTTTTCATTGGGATTTCGTATAATGCAAAATTATAACCTATATAGTCACATGCGTCGAGAATAAGTAACACGTCCCATGCTTCTTTCGGACCAAAACTGATTGGACCGTCAGAAGTAAAACACTTGATTTCTACCCTCGTCATAGTATTCTCATCTGGTTTTATATGTAGCTTGACTTTGGTCTTCAGAGATTTAGTAGATACACAGATCCGTGATGCGGGTATATGTGCGTCACCACTGACGTTTTTTACACCTTTACTCCACACTAAAGACTCATAACGTGGAATCTGACGCGCTATGAGTATTGAAAGACATTCGGATAACTCCTGTGGCATATTTTGGTTCCGGCTTCCGGGAATAATTTTTTTGAAATCAGCATTGAAGTTTTTCCATAGGTCAAGTCCTTGTATACCGTCTTCCAAGGATATCATGTATAATGTTGATTGTTTTGTCAACTTAGGTTACAAATAATCTCAACCTATACTATATGACCACATACGCCCAGCCCACCTGTGAATTTGTGTACCGTGTGTCGTCTCTCGAAAAAGTCGTCGATGGTGACACCATTGATGTCACCCTTGACCTTGGATTTGATGTCTGTACCCGTCAGCGTGTACGTCTTCTAGGTATCGATACCCCCGAGTCACGTACATCAGATGCGGAAGAGAAGAAGTATGGTCTCCTCTCCAAGGCGAAACTTAAGGAGTGGTGTATGAAGGCCGTGGCGTCGGAGAAGGATGATATTGAGATTGAACTGAGATGTCCAGAAAAGGATTCTCGTGGTAAGTTTGGGCGCATCCTCGCAGAGGTCTGGGTCTCCGAGGGTGGTCAATGGACGAATGTAAATAAATGGATGTGTGACGAGGGATATGCTGTTCCATATATCGGCCAAAACAAGAAGGATGTTGAAGACCTTCACATGATAAATAGACAACGTGTTGCTGATCAATTATAAGGGTACTTGTGCACCCACAAATTACAAATCCACTTTTCACCAGACTTTACAGGGCGACCCCCGTGTAAAGCCTTGGACGTTTTTAACTCGTAGTTGTCCAATGTATGAAAAAAGAGAGCATCCCCAGCTTTCAACTTGTACTTCTTCTTCAAATTGGGAAATTCGGTCTCACCTTCTTCATAGTCATCGTTGAGTGCTAATATAATTGTATACATTCGTTTGTTTCCCTTCATGTCATCAAAGGTATCTTGGTGTGGTTTATAATGACCACCTTGTTTGTATCGAAGAACTTGGAGACTTTCACAATTTCCAAGTGGTCTGTCAGTGAGTGATACACATCTTTCAGCCACCCGTCTTACGATTGGATCATCCAATTCAAGCCATGCGGTTTCACTGACACGTATGTCTCGGTTGACCTTTCCATCGACTGCGATAGTTGAGATATTCAACTTCTTTTCAGCCTTCTTCATGATGTGATTTCTTTCGTCACTGGATAAAAAATCAGGTATAACACGTGGTTCCTGGTACCGTGGTACTAAGTATATGACCAATAATGCGAGACATAATACAAGTAACATCATCTTAATCTTAGTACACATTAATTTTTTTGGGTAGTATACAATTGTATCTTTTTCGGATTGTATCCATTACCGTGTTCCCATACTCAATCAATTTTAAACCAACATCTATTATTTCATCTTTTCTCTCTGGCTCAACGAGATATTGTCTAAGGAGATCTCCACCAGTATCTATGAGCATTCTATAAATATTATTGATGTCTCGATGTCTCTCCCTTTGTTTATCTCGTCGCTGTAATTCTTTCCGCATATTTACTTCATTAAGTTCATTAAGCATATAAGCTACGCGAAGATATTGATTGTCCCCGTCATATATATCGCCATATCTGTATATGAGGTCTCGGTCGAGATGATATACGACCATTGCAAATCGCATGACATCATCTGGAACGTGGGCTTCCCTCAATTCCCTAAATGTTGGAACTCCACCACATGGAATGTCTCCATGTTCCCTCGATGATATACGAGATCTCTTAAACTCCATATAATGTGGATTGTGTATTCGACCAGTCTCGATATGCCCCGTTCGCCAGTCAAATGCAGTGTGACAATCTGGACACCACATCTGTGCACACCCACTCAATTTATGTATCATAGTTCCACATTTTGGACACCCTTTTGTGTCTTTCTTAAGAAGCTCCATAGTCTTCACGGCATCTGGGTCACATGTGTGATCATCACACATTTGTTCGTTACACTTTTCACAGAAATGGTGGTCACAGAGACCACAAAACCAATCCTCGTTCATAAAACCTTTACATTCCTCGGTTGGACATTTACGAACAAACTTTTTGGGTTCCACACCATCAACAACTTCACCTTCACCACGAAGACGCTCAAGTTCCCGATAACTTTCCTCCATAAGCGCGCGAAACTCTACAATTTCATCCGGTAATGCTGTATTTGAAGACACCGGTACATAAATGTGATACTTTTGGTGCAGGTCTATGAGCTTGCGCCTCTGTTCATTAATGATTATGTACAGTTTTCGTATGGACCTAATTCTCTCAACTTCGGGTTGAGTCTCAGGCATTCTCGCCTTTTCCCGCTCAAAAAGGATAGTCTCTCTGTGACGACGAAGTTCGGTATTACGGAAGTATCGTGTACACCAGGTATCTACAAACTCACGATTCCACAGGTTCTTACACCCCATACAGTGGGGGTCATCCGATGTGGACAACAGATACCTTGAGGAACACGCGCGACAGCTCACTAAATCACAGAAGGGGCATTCAACCTTTTTGTGATTTATTTTGTTGAACTTTTCACAACATACATCACAATTTTCCATTACATGAAAATCGCTTTATATCTTTAATATCAAACACATGATACCCATGAGTATGTAACCCAATGTACCTTTCTTTTCTGGTTGGGGAACGGGTTCGGGTTCTGGCTCTGGCGTTGGCTCACGGATAGGTTCTGGTTCGGGTGTTGGTTCACGGATTCGTAATCGTCTGTAGAGTATAGACATTTGTATTTACATATATTTTTCTTTGACCCAGTCACGATCCTTCTTGAAAAGCTTGGACAACTTGGGGTCTGTGCGCTTGAATAGGATCATGAGTACATTAAGACGGCGGAAGAGACCAAGGGGTGGCTCACCCGCGCGGATAACCTTCGCGAGTGCGCGATGTCTCGCAAGCTCGGACTTCTCACGCACATCGGAGTATCCATGTGCACTGAGGATACCAGCGTTGCTGATTGGGATGATAACTTTGATCTTCATTTACTTTGGGTGGAGAAAAATTATCGTCGGCGCCCAGATTTGGACTTCGCACGCTGCCTCTGTTGAGCTTCTCTACGCTTACGGATATTATCCGCCTCTTTTTGTTTCAAAGACTTACCAGTTGTAGAACGATTCTTCATTGAGGTACCAAATCGATTGGCTGCCGTCATAGTTTTAATCTGACCACTAGGTCTCTTGTTGAACGTGAAACCCTTTGCGGCATCACGAGCTCTGGCATTAGAGATGACTGTCGCGGGATCATTACCACGCTCTAGTCTCTGCATAAACTCCCGACGGTTCTTTCTCTCGAGACCACTCATACCTTGGAGCATCTTCGCTGTATCACCTCTCAACTTGTCCCGCTTGGCTTTTTCTTGATCCGCCCGTTTCTTTTCCTCTTCTTCGCGACGTCTTTTGTCCTCAAGCGCCTTCTTGTCCTGCTCCGCCTTTTGCTGCTTCACACGATCCGCAGCTAAACGATTGCGTTGTAACTTATCCGCGTTGGCGATGACTTTATTAGCATTTTCACCTCGCACCACCCTATTCATAAAACGCGTTCGGTTTGCGCGCTCAAGTTTAGTCAGTGACTGAAGCTTTTGAGCAACCTCTTTGGTCGCCTTATTTTTGGTTTCACGCTTTGTCTTGATGAGTTGGTTCAACTTTTGGGTTCTATTCGCCAAATCATTTCTGTATGCCATAATGTTTTGGAGATATTGTGGTTTTTGCTTTGATGGAAGATTTGTAACTTCACTCTCAGTACGAGCCTTGAGCTTCAATTTGTCGTTCAAGAGTTTCTCAATCTTTGTGAGTTCTTTATCATCTTTGGCACCCTTAATAGCTGCCGTCCATTTCATACGCGCCTGCGCAAAGTTAGTTTCACGAGGGACATTGCGCTCAATTCTTTTGAGGAGTGGGTCTCGTTTGGTCGCATTCTTCCTCTGTTTGTTGAGAACCACGGCGTTAGCCAGAACCTTATTAGCACCATTTGTGGCGAGTCTATCCATAAATCTTTTTCGGTTCTCTCTCTCGAGGGAGGTCAAACCTTGGAGTGTGCTCGCAACATTCTTGATTTTCTGATCTCTGACCTGTTTTAAACGCGCTTCTTCAATATTTCGTCTCTTTTGAGCTTCTTCTTCTAAACGACGTTTCTCTTCTTCAATCTTCTTATTACTCTCCACCTTCCTTATGGCATTCTTCCTCTCACTATTGAGGGCTACCGCATTCGTAACAACCTTTTGAGCTCCATTCTGTGGAAGTCTATTCATAAATCTTTTGCGATTCTCGCGAGTAAGTGTTGTTAAAACTCGCAAAGACTCCGCAACGTTCTTTGTCATTTTATTCTTAGCCGCTCTCGCACTTTTTCTATTTGAACTGAGTTTTTCTGCTTCTCCAAGGACATCACTGATGGGTTCTTTTTGGAGTCTTATCTTGAAACTACCGCGTTCATTCGCTGTAATATCTGAAACCCTTTTGAGCTTTGCTTCAGCATTCCTTATCGACTTTTCAAGTGCCACTTTTTGTGCCACAGTATTCGCATTCACGAGACCCTTGATTGGTGTTACATTCACGTGAGGTACGTTGAGTTGTTTGAGGTATACATCCTTCTTGGTTTGTGGAATGGTCGCCCTTCTCACATAGTTTCGTAGAGCATCCTTGTCCTTCTCGTTGTCGGTATTCTTCGCTTTTGATACCGCGATCAAATTATCAATGAGAGCCTCACCATTTTTGAAATCGGACATATATCCTTCCATCTCTTTACTCGTGAGGTGCTTGAGACTCAATAGATGTTTTTCAAGTTTCTTTTCATCTTGAAGTCTCTTGGCTTCTGCCTCTTGGCGCTTCTTCTCCTCCTCCGCAGCTGCTTGGGCGGCGCGTTTATTCTTAGCTCCCTTGTTCAATGCATTACCCTCATTCTTTAGAGATTGAATATTGGTATTTGCGTTGGTCACCTTTTTCAATAGGATTGTTCTTTGATTCGAAGTCAAGTTATTGAGGCCATTGAGGTACACACTAAGTTCTGACTTCTTGCGTGCAAATTCATCATTACGCGACTTGAAGACTTTATTAAGTTCCTTGATTTCTCGTTTGATCACATTCATATTCGCATTGACGTCAACGCGATTGAGGAATGATTGTTTGTTGGTGTTTGGTAATCTTGTGTTTTTCATATACACACGAAGATCATCCTTCTTCGCGTTGACAGCCTTGGCATTCAGAAGTGCTTTCGCTTTGTCCGCCTCCTTCTTGAGTTTGTCTAGGGTTGAGCGCCCACCGTTGAACTTATTGAGGAGCGCCTTCCCATTGATACCCAAACCATTGATATAGTTTGAGAGTTCTTGACGTTGCGCAGCCTTTGCCTTGACAGCGGCATTTATAGAGAGCGCACGATTTCTGATGGCGTCCTTATTGGTCTTACCTGCATTATAGTTCTTGAGGAGATCACCCTTCTCCTTATTTGTGAGTTCAAGGCCATTCAGGAACACCGAGAAATCATCTCTATTCCTGGCCTCTTGTTCCTTTCTATTCTTGATGACTGCATTAAGTTCTTTGACACCTCGTTTGATTGTATTTAGGTTTGTATTGAGACCCACTGTATTCACAAATGAGTTCTTATTTGACTGTGGTATGTTAAAGTTTTTCATAAAAGTCACAAGTTCAGCCTTCTTCGTAGCGATAGTTTGTGCATTCACCAGTGCCTTTGTCTTGTCCGCGTCCTTCTTGAGACTGTTAAGTGATGATCGTCCACTATTAAACTTATTGAGGAGCGCCTTACCATTGATACCCAAACTATTGATGTAGTTTGAGAGTTCTTGGCGTTGCGCGGCCTTGGCCTTGATTGCGGTGTTCAATGCAGTTGCCCGATTCTTGAGACTGTTCAAATTCGCCACTTCACTATCAAAGTTTTTGAGAATGGCGGTTCGGTTAGCGTTCGTTATATTGAGACCATTCATATGTTGTACGAGGTTCTCTCTGTTTTCTGCCATCTTTTCCATCACCCGTTGAACGAGAATTGCATTCGCTTCGTTACTAGCATCTTTCAACGAAATTCTATCGTCGGCATTAAACTTATTGAGAACTATTTTAGTATTCGCATTGGAGAGGCCAACCTTCTGGAGATACCTTTCAACTTCCAATCGAGTGGCGATGCGCTTTTCAACGCGTCGCTGGTTTGAAAGTTGCTCAATGGTGGCTCTCAAGGATGTCAAAGTGGTATTCTTGTTCGCGTTAAACATATTGAGAATGCGTGTCTTATTTGAGGCATTCAAGTTTGTCTCATTCAGAATAGCCTCAAGCTCGCTACGATTTTGAGATCTCTTTTGAGCAATCCTCTTGTTTCTCAATTTTACAGCTTCATTTTTGAGAGCATTTACTTCCACATTTGACTTGTTGAACTTGTCCATAATTGCGTTTCTATCAGAGACATTCATATTGAGACCGTTGAGTGCGTTGTAGAGTTCGGTTCTATTACGAGCTCGTTTCTCGGCGATCCTCTTCACCTTGAGATCCTTCGCTTCATTTAACATAGAGTTTAGAGTGACATTTCGCGTGTTGAACTTATTGAGTAAAACCGTTTGGTCATTGTTGGGAAGATTCTTGATGGCGTTCGCGAGGGTGTTGCGTTCCGCACCCCTCTTCGCAACTCGCTTGAACTCCTGGACTTTGTTACCTTCAGCTTTGGCGTTGTTATATGGAAGATTCTTTTGTATGATATTCTGTTTGTTCTTATTGTTCAATAAATTGAGACCATTGAGATATTCCTTAATCTGTCTCCGAATCTCCTGACGCTCCTCTTCATTTCGCGCGTTCTTCAATTGTCTTCCTCTATTTCGGAGAGTATTGAGACTTCTTGGTTCAGCATTATAGTTCTTCAATAAGAGGTTGACATCTGGAGTATTGAGCTTCAATTCGTCCGCGAGGTACAAACTCAATGTACCTCTATTTCTCTCAATCGTCTTTGCTTCTCTCTCTCGGGCATTGTTTTGAAGTTGGTTGAGACCGGTTGTATTATCGTTGAATTGTTCCAATAACGCGTTTCGATCTGGTTGGTTGAGGTAGAGGGTATCCAATAAGTTTGAAAATCCCTTACGAGCCGTAGCCTTGCGCTTGGCATTCAAGTCTTTTTTATACGCCGCAGCATCGTTTTTTACCATCTTCAGATTTTTACCATCATCGAGATTTTTGAAGAATATTCTCTTTGAATTATTATTGAAACCCATATTTGACATGTAGTTGTTGAGATTGGCCTTCTCGGCATCTCGTCTCTCTTCAGCTCGTCTAACAGCTGTATTAGTTGCCAACTGTTTTATGGAATTCCAATTTGTAAAGTATCCACTCAATTTTGAAGTAATCTCAGTCTTGTTTTTGGGTGTGAGGTTTTGGAGAGTGTTGAGGTAATCATAAAACTCTTCTTCACTTTGAGCGTATTTTTCATTTTTTCTTGACTTGTTTATTTCTTTGGCTCTATTTGAGAGAACACCCACATTGACATTGGTGTTATCAAAGTTTTTGAGAATACCATTTATATTGTTTTGGGTGAGGTTACTCAAATTTTTGAGAACATTCACAAGTTCACCTCGTTTTTGAGCTTTCAAATTCGCGAACTTTTGGTTCGCAAACTTTATAGCTTCAACCTTGAGAGCTGCGAGATCATCTTGGTTTTTGTTGAGTTTATTGAGGAATGGTCTTTGCTCACCCGCATTGAGACCTTGTTCATTCAAGAACTGTTTTAGGTTCGCAAGTTGTCCAGCCTTGATACCAGCCTTCTTTTGAGCTTCAAAGTTTGAGGCATTCTCCATAATAGTATTCAAATTGACATTTCTATTGAAATTGTTAAAGAACTTTCGCTTCTCCCCATTGTTGAGATTGAGCTTATTGAGATGCAATCCCAACTTTGTCAAATTTTTAGCTCGCTTTTCAGCAATCTTATTTTGAAGTCTTTGATTTGCCAAATTCTTTGTAGCATTGAAGTTGAGATTTTGACTCAAGATGTTTCGTTTGTTGTTGGCATTTAGACCAAGCTTATTTATGTAGTCTGACTTCGCACGTTTGAGTGCGTTCTTCTTATTTTGAGCCTTCTTCTTGGCGATAGCATTCGCTTCATTCATCAATGACTCCAACTTTTCACTCTTCAACTTGTTCGTAAGGTTCTTTATTTCCTGGTTGGTGAGGCCAAGTTGTGACCCATGGTTTGTCAGTATGCCTGTATTGGCGTTTCTCTTTTGTTGGATGCGTGACGCGAGGATAGCATTCGCTTCTTGTTTGAGATTTGTCAAAGCAACTGTGTTATCTACATTAAACATGTTGAGAACCACTTTTTGATTTTCTGGTGACAATCCCTGAGTCTTCATATACTCCTCAAGTTCATCACGATCTTTGCCACGCTGTGTCTCAATCATTTTTGTGACCATTGCGTTCAACTCACTTCGCAAGGCGGTGATGTTGACATTTTCAGCATTCAATCTACGAATGAATGCATTCTTATTCGTATTTGATAGGATTGATCCCTTCACATTTGAGGTGAACTTTGCTTTATTATTGGCGAGCTTCGCATTTTGGGCATCTCGGATCATCTTATTAACTTCAGATTGAAGTGACTTGAGATTTGCCTGGTTTGCGTTGAAACGTTTCTCAATATTGGCCTTAGTATTTTTAGAAATATTCGCAGTTTCCAAGTATTCCATCAAGGTCTTCTTGTTCGCAGCCTTTTGTTCTTGAACTCTTACATTCTTCAACTCTTGTGCGACCTTTTGAAGTGCGTTCACCGTGAGGCTATTACTGTTGTACTTAT